TTCGACCTGTCCCAGTCCTGATAGGCTCTTATCCAGCCAGTTCAGCACACTACGCCCCAGCCCTAACCGGCTGGGGCTTTTTACTTTCTATTGCGCTACACTACTTCTGTCTTACTCAGCAGCTATATGCCTGCCGCGCTTCGTGCAATCGACCGCCTCCGCAAAGCAGCAAACCTGGAGCCCACCAAGAAAACCGTGGAACTGAGCGACGGTTCCACCTTCGAGATGTGGGTCACCCCTCTGACCATGGCTGAGCGCGAACGCGCCCAAAAGCAAGCCAAATCCGAGGACGCCACTGCCTTCGCCCTCCAGCTCCTCCTGCAAAAAGCCTGCGACGAGACCGGAGCAAAACTGTTTAGCGCCGGCGAAATCGACATCCTCAAGAACGAAGTCAAGGACAAAGACCTCCAATCCCTGATGCTGGCTGTCCTGACCGATGATTCGGAGGAGCTAGACACTAAAAGCGCTTGAAGCCGAGCTCAAGAAGGACAGCTATTTACGCACACAATTTCACGTTGCTCAAAAGCTCGGGCTGACTCTCTCCGAGATACGGCACCGAATGACAGACACCGAGCTGATCGGCTGGTACACCTACTTCAAGATCCAGGCTGACGAAGAGCAAGCCGCCTACGACAAAGCCAAACGAGGCCGCCGCTAACCCGGCGGCTTTTCTATTGCGTAGACTGTTAGCACGAACAGGTACTGTCTGTGGCCAGTTACGACGCCGTAATCAAGCTGGTCGTCCAAGGCGAAGATGCGCTGAAGCGCATCCAAGACCGTGTAGACAAGCTGTATAAGACAATAGATGACCTCGAGCGTAAAAAGAAATTTGCAGGCAGTGAAGCAGCAGCGGAGTTTGTACGTAAACAAGCAAATGAACTAGAACGTGTTCTAGCCGTTTCTAAGCAGATTATTAAACAAGATGAGCAGCGCGTAATTCAACAAAGTAAACTAAACTCCGCTGTAGACTTGTATGAGCGCCGCCTAAAACAGACAGTTAATAGCGGTGCTGCAGGACTTAAAAAATTTGAGGGTCAGATTTCTGAGATCGAAAAAGCATTTAAGTTTTTTAAAGATCGTGGTAATGTTACAGCTATCCAAGCTCTAGCTACCGAGCTTGGACGTATGGTCGAATACTCGAACAATGTAAGTCGCAACGAACGTACGCGAGCGTCTAACCAAGCCAAAGTATTTGAGTATGTAAAACAGATAAATGCCTATGAATCTCAAGGCCTTAAGGTAGCAGAAGCACGTAAAAAGTTAGCCGCGTTTACAGAAGTAGCGGACACAAATCGGTTAAGTCAAGCTAAAAAATATGCAGATGCTGTTGAAAGACAGCTACGTTTACTAAAAGAACAAGCAGCAGCGCAAAAACAGCTCGCTTCTGAAACCAATGCGGTACAAACAGCGCTAGAAAAACTTGATAATAAACAGCGTGAACTAGAAAATAGTAAACTAGATCAGAAAGCACTACAAATACAACAAGCACTCGATAAACAGGCCGCCGCTGCAGCTGAAAGCGCAGCGCAAATGGATAAGCTAAGTGCTCGTCAAGCTGAATTTACTTCTCGTACAGACGCAGCTGCACAAGCAGCAGCTCGTCAGACAGCCGAGTTCATTAAACAGCAGCGAATAGCCAAAGAAGTCGCCAAACTCAACGCTAACGCTCCTGCACCACAACTGCTCTTACCTGCGGCTGCCCCAGGTGCGCCTGCAATGAGCGGCGGCGCACGGCGACCCATTACTGGCGCGGTCGAACGTCTTGGAGGTGCTCGCACTGTAGACGAAGCAGAGATGGCCCTTCGTTATGCACAAGCACTTAAGCAACAAGTACAGCCATTAAGTCAAATAAAAGCTCTTTATGCAGGGATTGCACAACAAGCAGCACAGATGCAACGCACTAAAGCATTACCAGACACGGAAATGCTTAACGCAGCTAGCCGAGGCATTAAAGCGTTAGAGACTGCACAAGATAGATACAATAGGGAATTACAAGAAAGTGCTGATCGACTACAAACACTGGACCGGTTAGAACAATCAAGGCAGCGCCGGGCTGAAAAATTGCGCGGTATTGCTCAGTACAATCAAGGCGCATCTACTATGGCAGATGCTGGTTTTGGTCTACAAGGCCCGGCAAAACCTAAAGGCAAACGGGCTGACGGTCTAAACGCTCCGGGTGTCATGGATGCAATTTTGGGCGCAAGTTTCCCTGCCCTATTTGGTGGCGGCCCTGGAGCAATCGTTGGTGGTGGTTTAGGTGGTTTGTTTGGTGGTCAAATGGCCGGCATGGCCGGCATGGCACTCAGCATTGCTTTTTCTGCAATCGGCCAACAAATTGATGAAGCCGTCAAGAAAGTAAAAGAACTAGGCGATGCAATAAACCGCCTTAATGTCGACAAACTCCGCGATAGTTTTATCGAAGTTAACGCTGAGCTTGCTACAACAATTCGCCGTCTAATTGAAGCCGGAGATTTGGATGGCGCCCGAGCGGCGGCCGCAGCCGAAGTCACCAAACAGACTGGAGCGCTGGCCGGCCCCATGCAGCAAGTAAACGAAAGTACAGCAAGACTCAGCTCTGCCTGGAACCAGTTTTACGGCTCCGTAGCCACAACAGTGGCTCTATTAGCCAAACCGTTTATCGACGCTATAAGCGGGATACTGCGTATTTTAGGCGGGGTCTTCACTGTAATAAATGCCGTAGTATCTTCATTTAGAGAATTAGGTAACATAATTATGAATGCAATACCCGAACCCTTACGAGGTATTGCAGAGATACTGTTCAATATCATAAATCCTATAGGTGCCATAGGTAATCTACTACCAGCTATAAGCGAAGAAGAGCAAAAGATCGTTGCGGAACTCGTAAAAGCAACCGACCAGACTAATGCACAGCTCCAATTAAACAGTCAGCTACTGGCACTGGAAAGTCAGCGTACACTTGGGCGGACAGAAGCAGAAAAAAGAATCAACCAAGAATTAGATACACAAACAAAACTGCTCCAGTTAAACGACGAATTTCGCGTTCGAGAGCTGGAGCTCCGAGAAAAATACGCCGGCATCACTTCAGAAGCCGGCATGAAAGAGCTGGAACTTGCCTTAGGTCAATTAGACGCGCTCAAACAGCAAGAACTACAGCGCATCAAAATACAAGAGCTACTACTCATCCAAGCTCAACAGCTGGAACAAAACAAGGCCTACCACGATCAGATCGCACAATCACTGCAGTATCAAATTGAGCGCATAAGCATCATCCAAGAGTTAAACACTTCTCGTTTAAGTGTAGCTTCGGCATACAATGAATTAGAAGCCGCACAATTAAACCGTCAGTACGAACTCGCCAGAACAGAGCAAGAGCGTTATGACATTGCGTTGCGTATGTTCCAGCAGCGCATCGAAGCTGCGAAGATCGAGTTCCAGCAAGCAGTAGAAAACGCTAAGGCGGTAGCAGCAAAAGTAGAACTAGAGCACGCACTTGTAAAAGTTAAGTACCTTCAGCTAGAAGCAGAAAAAGATATTGCTGTTGCACAAGCAAAGGCGCGAGGTAACACAGAAGAACAAATTAAAGAAATCGTTGCGGGTTACGACAAAGCATTAAAGAGCCAGCAGGCTGCTGTAGATATTAGTAAAGAACAGGTAGATGCTGCTGTTGAAGTTGCGCAAAATCAAGTAAAAGTTGCTGACGCAGCGTACAAAGTAAAAGTAATTCAAGCCGAAAGCGAGTTAGCTCAACGACTGGTCAGCAAAGAAATAGGCATGTCAAAACAGAATGCTGACCGTCTCGCCGGATCACTTGGCGCTGGCACTGTAAATGCGAACAACCTTGCCAAAGCACTTGCTACTGTTGCCCAGCAAGCCGCGAATGCGGCTAATCAGCTGGATCGCATTTACCGTCGCCAATCTTCTTCAGGATCTGTACAACAACCGCAAGCAGCTGCGGAAGGCGCATACTGGAAAGGTGGTTTTAAAGCTTTTGCGAAAGGCGGTGTTGTCACTAAACCGACCCTGGGACTTATTGGTGAAGGCGGCGAACCTGAGTACATCGTTCCACGGTCCAAGGTTCGCGGTTTTGTTCAAAACTGGCTCGAAGGACGCCGCGGTAAAGACGCGATTGACTTAGCCGCTTCTGGTGAGTCAACAACGTTTAGTGCGATGTCCTCGCGCACCAACATGACCTTTACCCCGCCAGCGGCTACCTCAACAGGTCCCATCAATATCCAGACTGGCCCGGTCGTTCAGATGGACGGCAAAAAGTATGTAACATTAGATGATATGGAGATGGCACTTCAGTCAATGGCTACGGTGGTGTTCAGCAGCAGCCGATCCGCTGGAACACGCCGCTATACAGGAACCCGCTAATGACTAATCGAAGCCAAGCTTTATACCTCCGCGTCTTTTCTGGCGCAACCGACTTTCAGCGCTGGCAGTCTTACTACGTAAATCAAGCTATTACTTTGGATAGTAAGGCGTGGAATTATCATCCGTTTACAGTCGATGCTTTTACGGGCGGCAGTACTCCTGGAGAACGTTTTACCTTGCAAGTGCCGGCCACAAACGAAGCCGTAGAAACATTTACCTACGCTCTGGGTTTGAACTGGCTCTGCGAAGTAAAAATGTATGAATTCAACACTCTCGTTACGCAAACCGGCCCGTCCGCAAGCCAGGTGCTGATTGCATCAGTTTTTGGTGAGGTCGTTGAGGTACGCGGCGGGTTTACATCGCTATCGGTGACCCTAGGATCAGGGCTAGCACCCGTTGGAGCGCAAGCCCCACCGCGCACTTACACCACTGCACTGGTAGGCACCCCTCTACGGATATGAGCAAAATCAAGATCACAGAGCCACTTTTTGTATCGCGTGCTCAAAGCGAGGCAATCAGCACTCCGTTGCAGGATCAAGCTGCCAACGGTGCTACATCACTTGATTCTGAGCAACAAGCAGTTGTGTTAGGGGAGCCAATCCCGATCGTTTTTTGCCGCCGTGTTAGCAGTATCGGTGGTGTGCTGGTTAGCCCCAAAGCTACGGAAGCAAGCTATAGCAACAACATCATTACAAACGAACTAAGCGTCAACCTCGAACTTGTACTGAGCGAAGGACAACTACCCCTGGTTCAAATACGCGATGTGTTCCAGCGTGCTTGCCGCGTTGGTACGTGGGCGCAAGCGTATGACGCCCGTGCAGGCACGTGGAATCCCGGAAACACCGTACTACCCGTTGCTGGTAAAACACCCTGGAACTGCCCGTACTACTGCGGCACCAGTGGTAGTTACGACAATATGACGACGTTGAGCTATTCAAATAGCCACGCCGACGGTGACGATACCTGGAACAAGCAAGTGCACGTATTTGTGCGCAACGGGATGCAAGTGACACGCATCATTGATAGCGTTGTCGGTTCTAGCAACAACTTTGTAGATCTGGTTCTCTACCTGATTACTCAAACAAAGCGTGTACCGAGCACGCTGATTGATTCAGCAGCCATGCTTACGGCTGCGCAGTTTACGAACACAAATGGGTTCTTGTTTAACGGTATCGTGCAAACATCAACCAATCTTGAGGAGTGGTTGTACAACACAAGTGCCGGATTCCTGCTGCGCTTTTGTGATCGCGCTGGAAAGAAAATCCTCAAACCCCGCCTACCCATCAACAACGACTACACAATCAAAACAACAGCAATCACAGCTGAATACAAGTTCACTGAAAACGATCTCCTGCCTAACGGCTTTGAGATTGATTACGTCCCACTGGAGCAGCGGCTACCTGCCTGCATCGTGGTTCTATGGCGCCAACAGCCGGACGACGACATCGGCATCATCCGCACTACAGAAGTGCGCTTCGACGGTGAAGCGCCGAATGGTCCATACGAGCAGTACGACTTAAGCGAATACTGCGCGTCAGAAAACCACGCTGTAAAGATTGGCGCGTACTACGCTGCCCGCCGCAAATACATCACCCACAGCCTGCGCATCCAAGTCCGCCCCGGTTCTTTTAACAGCACCCTGGAACTCGGGGACATTGTGCGTGTTCAGCTGGCACGCGAAACCGACGTCACCGACTATGCACTCCACGATTACTACTACGAAGTTGACCGCATCAGCAAGGCAACCAGCGGTGTAGTCACGCTGGATCTAACGCATTTTCCAATTGATGACCAGAACCGCAGCCTTGTTGCGTTGACTGTTTCGGCTGCCGTTGGCGCCGGTTATGTGATGCCTACAGGCCGCACAGATTTTTCGTGCGACGTAGCTGGCCGTCGTACAGACACAAGCACTGTTCCAAACACACCTGATCCAGATCCGCCGGTGGTGCCAGACCCGGCAAACTTTGAGTACGACATTCCTGAGCGCACTGTTGTGACACCAGATCGGGAAGTGACGTTTGGCCCTGATGGAGCCGTTATTCCAGGCGGCTTAAATCGCATCATTAGCCAGAGCGGCGGCAGCAGCCCAGCAGGAGAAACAGAAAACCCTGCAGATCCGATTGCACAAACAGCACCAGACATCACTGGATCAACAGGTGATTTTGGCCGTCCCGTAGACGGCGACACACTGTTGACTTCACCGCCATGTCCGAATGGCAGAGTCCGATGGTATAGACGTCCAAAAGATGGTGGCGAACGTCAATTGCTTAAGGAAGAAACTGTTTCCGGTAGTGGCGATAGCGACTTGTCAATTACTACAGACGAAATCGACTACTACATCGAAGCAGATACAAGCTGCCCCGATCCAAGTTCGCCAGACGGTTACGGATCACCAACTACACAAACAATCGGACCCGTCGAAGCAAACTACAACTTCTACAAGTACGTTCGCTGGACAGGCACAAAAACAGCACCTTCTGGTACGACAGCTTTCACGTCCAACTGGTTAGATATATCCGGTGGAAATATGGCCGCTACTATAAGCGGCATGTGGGGTTGCGTAATGAATGTTCCATTAGCTGTAAATGAAGGAACTACATGCCCTCCGATCGGACCGGTTAATTGGCGCTCAGCTGTTTATACAACAAACAAAATTACAAATCCGACAGGGCTTTATGGGATAGGAGGCCTATCCGTGTATGACAAGATATTCGCGCAGAACAATTCTGCTTGTGGAGGTAACGACACTGCCATTTCATGGCTTGGCACTGTTGAGGGTCGTGTTATTTCGGTTGTTGGTAAATGGGAATTCAGTGTGGACGGAAGCACGGTTGCAGCAGAATGGGAAGGTCGCACAGACCAAAGTGAGGGTGAATAATGGCTAACTTCCCAGCGCTAAATCCCCAATCTCGCGTCTTTACGCCTGGTGCTACTCCCTCGA